CAAACCCGATCTCGCAGGCGCTGGACGGGGTTAGCAACTTCCTCGATTTTGACGAGGCGATCACCCAAGGCCTGACCAAGCGGGGGCTGAACGCCAGTCAGCAAAGCATCTGGCGCGCGCGCAACTGGTTCAATCCAGAGGCTCGGGGGCTGGTTGCTTTCGAGGGTGGGTGGCGTTCGGAAGAGGGCAAGAAGGCGGAGGCCGGCCTAATGGCTGTCTCGCCCGAACTGCCATCGAGGCGGCAGGATGCTGTAGCCTCGCACGTCGATGCGAGGAATCTTCCAGCGCTGGCCCCAATACCAACGGCGCGACCGGACCCGAACATGGTGTTGCCGGAGCTGGGCTACGACAGGTTCGTTGCGCCGTCGCCGCAAGGCATGCGCCAACAGGCAGCAGCCGACGAACAGAGCCGGATAGCGGCGCTCGATGCCGCACAGCCCGGAGGCATCCGCGAAGCCTTGATGGGTGAAGCCGGCGATGCCCTGAAGGACGGTGGCGACCAGGCTGCACAGTCGATCAAGCTTGCGGGCACCAGTCTCGGCAACGCGGGCGACCAGGCGGGCAGCGCCATATCCAGCGCGGCCGATGCCATCGTACGCGCTGGCGAACAGGCCGCCGCTGCCATCCGGGCGGCCGGGGCCGACCTGATGCGGCCGATTGGCAGCCTGAACGGCCGCCCGTCGGGGCAGTTGGCCACCGGCAACCCCGGACGCACAATGCCCAATGCCGGCCGCTTGCCTGGCCCCGTTTGATCCGAGAGGAAAGAGATGGCGAGGAACTGGCTTGGCACGCTGCGGCGGGCATCGTTTCGTGGCGTCTCATTTCACGTCGAGGCCGAAGACGGGACTGTCGGCCGACGCGTTGCGGTGCACGACATTTCGGGTGGCGAAGCGCCGGTCACCGAAGACATGGGCGTGCTGGCCCGGGATTTCTATGTACGGGCCTACGTTGCGGGCGACGCGGCTGACAGAGCGGGTCACGCACTGGAAGCTGCGTGCGCGGCACCGGGGCCGTCGCTTTTGATCCTGCCGATCGATGCTGCTCGCATGATGCATTGCGTCAGTTGCCGACGGCATCGCGAACGCGACCAGGCGGGTTACCTCGCCTACGACCTCGATTTCGTACAGGCGGGCGTAGCGGCAGCCTCGGCGGGAAACGCGCTTGCAGGTCTACGTTCCATTTTCGCAGCCGGGGCGGCGATCGCTGCAGCGGCGTTGGCGGGATTGTAAGTCATGGACGAGACGTTCACCCTGCTTCTCGACCTTGCCGATCGCCTTGTCAGCGACGGTGAGGACCTCGCCCGCGTGTCAGGCTTCGCCGCTGCCGGGACGAATGCCGCGGCGCTCGATCTTGCTCGCCTCGTTGGGGAGGCGTCGGAGCCTGCATCGCTTGTCGACGCCGTAAGCAAGCTCGATCCGGATGGCATGGTGGCACGCTACTGTCTCGCCGTGGCCGGCTGCTTTGCGGCTGTGAGGGCCGACTATCCGTCGCGGCAGGATGCGATCGCGGCGCGTGCGCGGCTGTCGGACGAGGTTGCCGCTATCTATCCTCTCCTTGGGCAGGCCGGTGCGGATGCGGTTGACTTCCTGGTGATGCTCTCGGGAGCGGCGGTGCGCGCCCTGTCGGATATCGCGGCCAGCCGCGCGCCGCTGGTGCGCGTCGAAACCAACGTATCGCTGCCCTCGACCGTGCTGGCGTACGATCTTTACGCGGCGCCGGAACGTGCAACCGAGCTTGTGCAGCGAAACAGAAGCGCCACGCCGCTGATCATGCCGGCGACACTCGAGGCGGTTGCAACCTGATGCTCGAAGAAGTCAAGTTCATTGCAGGCGGCAAGGCCCTTCAGCATAGATCGTGTTCGCTGTCGGCATCGGCCGAGGAGGCGGTCCGGAGCGCCAGTTTTGAAGTTGCATGGACCGGCTCCGGCCTGCCATGCATGCCCGATGATGCCGCAACCATCACCGTTTCCGGCGAGATCTGGGGAACGGGCTACGTCCGCGATGTAAACGGGCAGCACAATGCCACCGACAGGGTCTACCAGATCAGCTTCGTCTCGCGCACCTGCGATGCGACCGAATGCTCCATCGATCACGCGACCATGCTGGCGAGCGATGTCGACCTTGTCGGGGTTGCAGAGACGTTCGATACGCTCGGCATCGGCGTGGAAGGTTCGCCGAAGACCGAAAAGAAGCGCGTTCACAAGGTTGTGCCGGGCGAAAGCCTTTTCGATACGATCGAGGCTGAGGCGCGCTCGCAAGGCGTTTTGATCCACGACACGCCGCAGGGCAAGCTGAAGCTGGCCGACAAGCCGGAAGGGCGGCACGGTAGCGGTCTGACGCTTGGCGTCAACATCATCGAGGCGTCCGGCCAATTGAGCGGAGCAAAGGCCTTTTCACCCATCAAGGTGCGCGGACAGGCGAGCGAAGGGGTTAATGCGTCGGCGCTGCGCCCCGAAGTCGAGGCGCGGGGCTCGGCAAAGCGGAAGCGGCCGCTGATCGTTTTGCAGGAAGGTGAGAGCACATCCTCCCGTTTGAAGCGCCGGGCCGACTGGGAGGCGCGGCGCGCAGCGGGTGACGGCATTTCGGCGACGGTGACGACGCCCGGCTGGCGCGACGGTGCGGGCCAGTTGTGGACGCGGAATTTCCTTGTCCATGTCGACGATGCTTGGCTGGGGATAGAGCAGGACATGATCATCGCCGCGGTCAACCTGCGACAGGACGGACAGGGCGGCACCGTGGCGGAATTGACGCTCAAGGATCCTCGTTCGCTTGGCGGCGAAAATCCGCGCGGCAAATCGAGCGATGCATGGGCGGCGCCGGAGACTGCCGAACCAGACTACCGCGAGGATGCCGATGTTTGACGCCAACCTGACCCGGATGGAATTCGACGGCACGGTGGCGCATCGCGATGGCCAGCAATTCGTCAACGGTCGCGGCTTTGCCGGCGACCGCTTCGAGCGCGCCCACAGGATAGAGCCGCACGGCTTTGCCAGTTGGCCAGTCAAGGGCGGTATCGGCGTTGTGTTGGGCACACGCGGCCGCAGGGACGCAGCCTACATTCTGGGCGGCGAACATCCCGTCTTGCGGCCGCAGATCGCCGAGGGCGGCACTGCAATCTACGATCATGCCGGCAACATCGTGTCGGTGGTGATGGCCGAACTGCGGATCGTGCACTCGACCAAGGTGACGATCGTCGCGCCGGAAATCGTGCTCGATGGCAATGTAAGGCTCGGCGGCGAGGATGCCGACCGGCCTGCTTCCGCACAAGGCACCATCGACAGCGCGGGCCACACCGAGGCCGACAATTTCGCGGCCAAGGTCTGGGTGAAGTGATGCGCATCGTTCCGATAACGGGTCCGGCAGAGCCACTGCTCGACCCGGATTTGATGTGGGATGGCCGGATCGGCGACCTTGAACTGACCGGGCTTACCGATCCGGTCAATCCGGGTGGCTTGCGCAACGGTCATGCGATCACGACCGCCGTGTTGATCTGCCTGATGACCGATCGGCGCGTTGACGCGATCGAATTGCGCGACGGCGACGCAAACCGGGGCTGGGCAGGGGACGCGTTCGACCTCGCCGAAGGGGAGACCGCGCTCGGTTCGAAGCTGTGGCTTCTCAGGCGAAGGGCACTGACGGCCGAGATCGAAGTGCTGGCGCGCGACTATGCGCGAGAAGCCTTGCAGACGCTGATCGATCAAGGCGTGTTCGTGCGCGTCGACGTTGAAGCCATCGCGATCCGCGCCCAGTCAAGGCTGGAAATTTCGGTCGCCGGTTATGGCCGTGACGGGGTGCAGACCTACGAGCAGCGCTACGCCGTTTTGTGGGAACACGTTTAAGCTTAGGGAAAAGACCATGGGTTATCCGGTTCGCACGCTGGCGACGATCTCGCAAAGCGTACGCGGCGCCGTGCGCCAATACCTGCCCGGCACGGATGCGAGCCTGAAGCAGAACGTGCTCACCGTTATCGGCAAGGTTCAGTCGTTGCTGGCGTTCGAGTATGAGTTGCGGCTGCAATGGCTCTACAACCAGTTGTTCCTGACATCGGCGACGAGCGAGGCGATTGTGGTGCTTCACGCGTCCGAGTACGGGGTGCTGCGCAAGCCTGCCGCGGGCGCCACCGGTGGCATTGCGGGCGTGGCTGCACCGAACGTCATTTATCCTTCCGGCGTGCGGTTCGTTTCCGGAGCGCAAACCTATGTTACCACGGAGCCATTCGTGGTGGATGCGCTCGGCAACTATTCGGCCAAGGTCCGCGCCGAAAAGCCGGGCGAGGTCACCAATCGTGACAATGGAGCGGTGTTGACCCTTGTCGACCCCTCCGTCTACCCGGATATTGCCACGACAGCCATTGTCGATGCCGGCGGGCTCGGCGGCGGGGCGGACATCGAGACGGTCGAGGATCTGCGCCAGCGCGCTTTGCGTCGCAAAAGGACGCCTCCGCAGGGCGGTTCGCTGCCGGACTATGAGCGTTTCGCGCTGGATGTTCCCGGCGTGGTGTGCGCCTGGGCGCGGAAATTCGCCAACGGTAACGGCACGGTCGGTGCGTGGGTGTTGTTCAAAGGGCGACCGAACGGGATTCCGACGCCGGCGGACATCAATGCCGTGCAGGTCCATATCGATGAGCTTCGGCTTGTCCGCGTCGATTTCCATGCGGTTGCGCCGCGCGCGATGCCGGTGGACCTGACAATTGCATTGTCACCGGATACGGCAGCGACGCGTTCGGCAGTAACGGCCGCCCTTGCCACGTTCTTCGATGCGACTTCGCGATTGTCGCGCATACGGCCCAGCCTGCCGGGCGACCCGTTCACCTTGCCGATCGCATGGATTTCCGAGGTGATCTCGACAACGCCGGGGGAGGCCAGCCACACGGTGATCGAGCCGCCCGGCGCGGTTGTCTTTGCGCCCGGCGACATGCCGGTGCTGGGCACGGTCGAGTGGGTCTGACGGAATGTCGCGCCACTATGTGAATTCGGCGTGGGTGGACTACTACGCCACCGATGGCGGCCCGGTTACGCTTGTCGATTGCAGCGAGGCCGACGACGGCATTGTGATCGACGCGCGGGACGTGCTTTCCGAGCCCGAGGTGGAAACGCTGCTTCCATCGGGCCTTGCCCTGTGGCCTCGGGGCGCGGCATGGGGCACGCCGGACGGGGAAGCGCCTTCGATCACGACAACACTGGCGGGCCTGACCCGCGCGCTTCTGGCGCCGTTCGCCGACCTCTACAGGCGGGCGTGGCGGATCAGCGAGGAATCTCGCCCTTCTACGATTGTCGACAGCCTGGCTGACTGGGAGCAGGAATACGGTCTGCCGGACCCATGTGTCAGCGTGGAGCAATCGGAAGAACTGCGCCGCAAGGTGTTGCGTGCCCGGGTGCGTTCGCTTGCGACGATCACGCCGGCCGATGTTGTCAGGCTCGCGGCTTCGCTCGGCTATGTCGTGGCGCTGGAAGAGCCGGTCTCGTTTCTTGTCGGCGAAAGCGGTTGCGGCGAGGGCGAGGTGGCGTCCGCGTTGCTCGACTTGCAATGGGTGGTTCACCTCAACGACCTGCCGACGACGGATTTCGAGGCCGGCATCGGTGAAGTCGGCATCACGAGGCTGCTCGATTTCGACATAGGCACGATCGAGTGCGCGATCAGCCGTATCGCGCCGGCGTGGACCTATCCGGTCTTCAGCCTTGCCCCGCTGCCGGTCGGCTTCGTGCTGACCACGGAAACAGGCGCGCACATCGTTACAGAAAACGGCGCGGGCCTGATCGCTCCGTTCTTTCCCGACACCTGATCCCTCAAGGAGAATAAACCATGAAGTATAACCAGCCTCCGGGCATGGATGAGGGCGCGCCTT